TAAGGTTTTAAAGAATCTTCAGTTTCAAAATGAGAATCATCCATCTCATCCTTTTCACTACTACCAGATGAATTACCTTCAATCGTAGTAGTTGTTGTAGTTGTAGTTGTGGAACCAAATTTTTCCGTGCTCGTTTCCACATTTGATCTTTTCTGTAATCTATCAAACTTTTGTTGCATTTTTGTGGTTGCTTTTTCCACAACCTTAAGAGTATCTTGAACGTCCTTTCCCTCCAAATCTTCGGTCATTTCCTTTATAGAACCGGCGAAATCCTCAGGATCTTTTCCTTCCCAAAGATCACCTAGAGCAGTCCAGGCCCAAATTGCTTGAGGTGCTGCCTTAACAACTTCCAAAATAGGTTTAAAATAACCAAGCACAGTTTTTGCCCCCAAGAATGGTGCGCATAAAACTATACAAAGACTTAACAAACCTTGTAAAAAGAATGAACCTTTAACAAGACCCATACGAGATTGAGGAACAAGGTAACCTGTCGCAAAAGTTTTATACAAAGCGAATCCTCCAGAAACCACTCCACAAAACAGTGGAACAGCTATTGAAAGTATTTGCAGTGACAAAAACTGACGCTTAAATGTTCCAATTTCCTTAGAAAAATCAGCATATAACGTTGGTATAGCATCGGCTGCCCTATTCATATGTCTTGTAACACAATAAATAAAGTAAGCCAACATTCCTACTACACAAGCCCATGATATAGCTTCAACATAAGTTTTAAAAGCAATACTGGCCGCTATTTGAGCATCCATTTCTGACGCTCTTGCTCCAGGCAACATTTGAAACATAAACAATAACAAAATTCCATAAGGCCCAGCCATATATATAGCATTCAACAGACCTGACCAACAACTCCACATCATTGCTGAATAAGTCATAGGTAGAAATACATTTTGATAAACGTTCCAAACAGCTGGACACAGCCTCTGCATTACAAACATAATTGAAAAACTCAATAAACCAAAACATACTGTGTAACCCAACATCATTATTGCCGATTCCCCATGGAAACCATAGGTTAACAAAATGAGAATCATCAATTGTTTTGCATAAATAACATTATAATCATGATTTGTAAGAGTTCGAATATTTATAAAAATATCAAAGAAATTTCCTGTGACAAGACCTAAAGCTTGACCATTCATATGTACAATGGTTACCAAAAATCCCGTCAAATCTCTCACATCAAAATTCGTTCGAGTAGCAGTCTGACCTAAACCAAGATCAACAGCTCCCACAGGTGTTGCATTAAGAAACATAAGCAAAACAATAAACGCATAAGTCCAACGTGTAGAGGGAAAACTTAAGAAATTTCCACAATACAACGCTTCACGCGCTGCCAATTTTTTATGAATGTGTTCTTTATAACGCCATTCATCTAGAATCAAACTATCAAATTTGTTTCTATATACTCCAGACATTGGCCCGCCTGGATTTTTCCCCTCAGGACAAGGAGAAAAAGCTGGTTCACCACGTTCAGTGTAACCCAAC